TCAAAAGCCATTTTACTTAAATTTTAATTTTTGAAAGATTATTTTGCGTAATTTGAAAGAAAGCGAGAGATTTTGTCATTCTTGCTTGGGAAATGCTTTTCGAAAACTTCTTTAGGTTGAGTAGGAGCAACCTGAGGGGTCTTAGTCAATTCGATAACGACATCAGTAAGTTCTTGAATAGCTTGTGAGAACTTAGCAGATTGGTCAGCCATCATAACTTTTTCCTCATCTTTTTTCTTACCATAGTCAGCAAGTTGGGCTTCCATTTCGGCAACCTTCTTTTTCAAGAGTTCAACTTCTGTTTCTGGCTCTTCAACTGGAACTTCGGGGCTTTCAATTTCAACGATTGTGGCATTCTCATCCAAAGTAATTACCGTGCCATCAGCGAGCTTATGCTCTCCGGCAGGAGCAGGAAGTTCATTACCAGCTTCGTCAACAATAGAAACCTTACCGCCAAGTTCAAGTTTGTCAATCATTACTTTAACACCTCCCTCGAGTACATACTCGGCGAAAGTGGCAGCAACTACCTCGGGCTGAGCCTCGGCAAACATTGCTTTGATTTTCAATAGTGCTTCTTGTGCAGTCATAAAATTTATTGATAAATAGTTAAATACATTTCAGGTTACCATATAGACAAAAAAAGGGGAGTGTAGAAACACCCCCCGAACTTAACCAAACTATGAAAAACCTAATCTATTTGCTTCAAAATTGAAATAATATCCTCCATCATCTTTTCCTCTTTACTCATCGGCTTGGAATAGTTAAAGATACCCTCAACTGAAAAACCTCTAATCTTGCCATCCTTAACCATATTCCAGACATCATCGTTTTCAACCTTGAAAGAGCCAAACCACGAGCCATCATTTACATCCTCAAACCCCTTCATTGGTTTAACCCCTCTTTTCTCATCCACTATCCAACTCTCAAACATCGTTACCCCATCCATCACTTGACCGCTATCATGCATCAAATTTACATTATTTTGGTAACCTTTCTTAAAATATTTTTGAGCAATTTTCTTAATAGTGTCTTTACTAAATACAACATAGTATTCTCCGTTTCCATCGTTTCTGTAAATAGGGGTGTCAGCCAACATCAAAGCCCCGGTAATTATCCTCTCTTCCTCATCTTGAATGGCAAAGGATTGTCTTTCGATTTGCTTTAGCTTACTCTCTGCCCAACTCAAAGCACTTGCACCACCCCACGCATCGTACATCAGTTGACCGCACCCATCTCCATAACCCTTAGAAGCCTTGGCATTCTCTTGGTGCCGGGAAAGGAAGGAATACATCCTTTTGATTGTCTCGACACTAATCGGTTCGCCCTTGGCTAATTGATTGGCTCGTTGTTTACCGACAGGTGTACCACAAGAACCCCATCCGTTTTCTTCTGCCCAATCCAGAGCGTTTTGTGCATTGTTCTTGACCGCATCGGGGTAATCCGAGTAACTATCTTGAAACGCAAGGAAGGACTTTTCGATTGCAGGCCTATCAACCAAGGCTACAAAATCGACCTCTACGTTGCTATCTAAATCTTCGCTAATATCTAAGCGATATATTGGTAATTCTTTTTCCATACTACTAAATAGAGTTTTATCCTAATCTTGCCGCTCTGTTAATCCTTCTTATCCTTTCCTGCGAGCTTGTTACATCACTTTCAACGACATAGGCTCTGCTTGTTGCGTTTCCTAATTGTTGTATTGCCTGAGCATTTAATAAAGTACCTTGAACCTGAGGTGTTACGGCAGGAGCAATCGGGGCTGATGCAGAAGGTGTTGTAATTGTTGGAGTGCCTACCGAACCAGTTGCTTTTGTTCCGATAATTGATTTTACATTCTTGAAACCTGTTGCCAAAGCCGAAACCATCGTGGCAATCTTAACACCCAAAGAAACAGGAGCAACACCGGGAACAGGAGCAGCAAATACCTGAGATGCTGCTTTATAAGTATTGATGGTAGCTTCAGCAATTGCAAACGCTTTACCAGCAGCCGTTGTCTGTCCTAATATTTGAGCAATGTTTCCGGCTGCACTTGCATAGTTACCCAATTCTTGATTTAAGGCATTCATACGAAGGTTCTTTTTTAATCCCTCGTATTGTTCCTCTAAAGCCAATTCTGCTTCTTTGTTACCCTTAATAATATTGAATTTTCTTTGAAACTCATTATCAAGGTTGGCGATTTCGATTTCCGTTTGTGAAAATAACAATTCACGCAAAACATCACTTCTTTCTTTTGAACCTTCTTGTAGCTTTTTGATGTTATCAAAGTTCCTATCAATGCTCTCTTGAACTAAATTATCTCTTGTCTCAAGTAAGTTTTTTTCGTTCTCTAATTCTTTTTCTTGTTGTAATTTCTTTTTCTCTATATCTGCATCTCTCAACTTGTTAGCAAAGTCAGTGCTTCGCTGTAATCTGCTTACTCGTAATTGCTCTATCTGGTTTTGATATTGTATCTCATTTTCTGCATTCTTTTGAGCATTTGATTTTGCAATCTCAGAAGCCTTTTTATTTGCTTCCTCTAAGTTCTTGGCCTGTTTTTCCAAGCCTTCAAGTTCTATTTTATCTCTTTCGTTAGCATAACTTCTTTGCTTTTCTGTATTTTCTTTCCGTATTTTATCTTGCTCTTCTAATCCAAGTTTGGCAAAATCTGCTGAACTTTCTCTTTTAATGGCATCTTCAAAATCTTTTTTTAAGATTTCTAATCTCTTTTGTTGACCATCTGCTGCAATCTTTGTGATTTCAGCCTCAGATTTATTAGCCAGTTTTGCTCTTGCTATTTGGGCTCTTGTTACATAATCTAACTCTCCTAATTGGGTTTTTAATAAATCATTTTGCTTTTCGATTTCACTATTCAACCTTGCCTGAGCTTCTTCTGCATCTTCCGATGAACTTGTCCAATCCATTATTGCAGTAACAAGCATTCCAATACCGACAACTAAAGCACCGATACCTGTTGTCATAATAGCAGCCCGCAATGCTTTGAAAGCAGTACCCGTTCCAGTTACCGCAACACCAAAAGCACGTTGCACCTGAGCAGCAATGATTGTAGCTGCATTATTGGCTTTTTGAAATAATGTACTGTTTTGAATTACCGCTCCTAATTGTTTGAAAGAGTCGATACCCTCTCCAATCGCTTGTAATCCCTGAGAGATTGCCATAGCGGATTGAACCTTCAATAAAGTTTCCTCAACCGCTTCACTTTCTACTCCTATCAATCCTAAAGCACCTTGCACGGCACCGAAGCCACCAGCAACCGCTGATAAAGTAGAAGTGAATGCTTTGAACTTAGCATCCGGGTTAAAGGCATCGGTTAACGCTTTGGCATCCCCAATAGCATCTTTTAATTCCGCTGCTCTTCTTGCTGCTTGTACCGCCTCTTTTGATGTCGCACCAAACTTTTCAGATAACTCATTAACCTCGTTTTGTGCTTCCCTTAATTGTTGTTTAAGTGAGCCTACCGATTTGGCCGCATCGCCACCTTCAACCTGTATTTTTATGCCTATTGTTTCCTGTGCCATTATGTATAAGTTAATTCAATTACTTTAAGAAATTCGCATTTCGTAGCATCGGGAACGGTAGGGTTAAAATCAATGACTTTATTTAATCTCCATAAAGCACCATCGATATAGATTAGCTTTGAGAAATCTAAAGAGAATATATCCGTTAATTGGAGATAAACTGAACAGGTAAGTAGCTTACTATCTTTGTCTGTAATCTCAGCAATATAAGAACTCCAAAACGCATTATAAAGGTTCGCACTCGGATAAGCCGTACTTAAATCAAAATATATCTCTTTGGGTACTCCGAAGTTAATATCAGCGGTCGAAGCATCAGGGTCGTTCAAATGACCTGCATATCCGTAGTAAGAAAGATTGGTTACTAAGTTTCCAGTATCGCCTTTCATATCCCAATTAGAAACCCCTGTAACCTTATGAACCTGCATAATACGGATAACGCTTTCTACTTGGTCCTCTGATACGGCATTTTGTGTGTTACTCTTTTTGAATATAGTGGGATATACTTTATCATCTCCGGCATAGTTTAGCAAAGGAGTAGCTGCAAATACCAATTCTGTTTTCTTAATATCGTTGGCAAATTCAAAACCGGTATCTTCGATATAATCTCCGTAACCTAAAGCATATTTTTTATTATAGTCCTCGTTGTAATAATCAGCATCTTGCTTGTAACGGAACTCAAAGAACCTACCATTAAGCTCGCTCATTGGCTTAATCTTAAATGGTTTGTTTCTATCAATCTTATATGTCCAATCTATATGGGTGGAATTGTAATCATCCAACAAAAGCAAGAAGGTATCATCAATCTTTAATTCTTCTTCTAAGTCGGTAACTTGTAAAAAGTTAGCACTTGTAGTATAGAAATCTATGAACGGAATTATTTTTAAGTGTTTTTCCCTTTGGCTATCTTCAACGATATAAAGGTTAAACATCTTCATAATTGAACTAATAAAATCCCTTTGGAATACACCCCTTGGAATTGAGTTGTTAATTATGATAGCCTCGCCATATTGTAACGGTACTGCTTGTGTGCTTGATGTCTTAAACCGAACCTCGAATAAAGAAGTTTCCAAATAGATAGGGTCTCCGGTTGCCCACGTTTGCCATCCTAATCTAAACTCTATGTAATCGTTTGTGGCAAGCGTAACATATTGCGATGTTTCAACAACATCAAAATCTCCTGACCCAAAGAACACCGTTGTAGCAGATACCCCATTCTTTAGCATCGTAATATCTGTAAAATCACTTGTATTACCGATAATGGTAAATTCAAAAGCTATGGTTAAACTCTGACTTCCGGTATAAGTGAACCTTGTTAATCCGTTGCTTGCAGTAAAATATCCCGAGTTGACAATATCATAAATAGCTAACAAAGGTCGAGGGGTAGGAGAACCCGAGTAACTTCTTTGTATGTTTTCAAATGTTCCATAAAAAGAAATATCTGAGTAGTTACCTAAATACTTTTGGTTATTAGGGATAACCAACCTCTTAAATAAATCAGAGTTAAAGAAATCGCTTTCCCAAGTATATCCGGCTCCTGTGATAATCTTATCTACATATTCCCTAACGAATAGAGCAGGACGGAAGGCTTTGTAACTCCAATGCTTTTTATTTGTACTGACTTGACCATAATCAATCAATGGATAGTAATAACCCATTCCTGATGCGGTCGTTCCAGATGCTTGTTCCCAACTGGCTAAGATATTCTGATATGTCCAATTATGATTATACTGGGAGAAATCCAATTCCTCTAACTTGTAGTTATTTAGAGCAGTAACAAAACCACCCAACTCCCCAAATACGACACACTCATATTCGATACTACCTCTGTCAATGGTAATCTCCAAAAGCCGGATAATACCTTTGAAGATTTGTATCTTATCTACATAAATAACACAACTTGCTGATTTGGAAGCGTTGTAGTTGTAACCCACATTATCTTCGGCTGGGTTATAGAAGTTGGCTGAATTGAACTCGAATATATGGCCGAATAGCTTATTGTTAACTGCATTACCGGGTAAGATTATGGTTTTAGAAAAGTTTGTATTCCTTGCAGCAAAGTCCTGTATCTCATCAATGGTATAGGTGTATTCCGATGATAAGTCCTGACTTAAATCTAATCTGTTATCCTCGATGTAAATTTCGGTTATCATCTAAACTGTGAATTTATTTGCAATCCCAAATCGATGTCTAATTCTAAGTTGAAGGTCTTATCAGCAAATCGTTTCTTCTCTGTCCAATTGGTTGTCGTGATATTTATCGGCATAAACTGATTGTTTCTTTCTAAGTAAACCTCAGGAGAAGCAATCATTTCTTTCAGCCAATTGTAATCGGTAAAGTTTACCCAATCGCTTGTTAGCTTATAGGTTACTTTTTGTTGCGTAGAGAAGGGGATTGTGCCACCATAAAGACGGCCGTAAGCATCGACCATATCCATTGCCGTAGTCGCTGACTCATACTCATATTGTAATCTTTGAAATGACTTTTTTTCTATTGCTCTTGTTTGCCTATTCACTAAGCTAAAGTGAAAGGTTTCATATCCACCGACCGAGTTCAGGAAATGCAAA